ACCCCGTCCCTCGGATTTCATACGGACTAATTCTTCTCGCCAAATGAGAGACATGAAAATTATCTAAAGGAATATTCTCGCCACGTTTAACGGAATTAATAATGTGACTATTTAATTGTTTTCTTTGCTCAATATCAGTAGGTCGATTAGAAAAGATAATTTTCTTTAAATTTTCATCCGGGCGTAACATAATGATGGGCTCATTCGCCACTACAGTACGTTTGACAATCATATAATCTGGATTTTGAATTAATAACCGGCTCCATTTGCCACGACTTTCATCTAATTCTGAATAGACGAAAGACTCTCCCAATAACCAATATTCTTGGGCAATTTGAACGCAGACATTCATTAAATCAATTTCTTCAATCATATCATTGAAGAATCTTTCAATTTCTTTATTGGGACAAGTAATATTTAATTTACTAATAGGATAAGTGCTATGCAAATTAATAGCATTATGGACAAAGGGATTTAGTGCATAAAAGCTGCGACACCAAGCATTAATAGTGGCTCTATCTCGTGGTAAGTTTAAATTAGAATTCAACCATAATGGAGAATAAACTTCTGGAGATTGTTTAACAGTATCTCCGTTACCACCACGATAGTTTCCTCCAGAAGAGCTAACTACTTGAGCAAATTTATTTTGACCAACTGAAGATACTACCCTTCCATTAACCGTACTACCATCTTCTGAGGCTGACGGGCCCGAACCATCACGAAAAAATCCTTGATTGACTTCATTTGAGATTCCATCTCGTCTAAACTGTGACACTGATTTTGCCATCAAAGCGCTAACTTGCGGTACATCAGATCGAGATGCTAAATATTGCTCCGATTTAGAAGGGCCATCCCAACGTGTTAATTTATTTTTAGCCATGTATCCTCATTTTATACTATGCAACAATATGATATATATCAATTCTTAGCAATAATCAGAATTTACGAGAAATATAACCACCAGTTACTAATGGCTTATTCATATTAGAAAAATTAGATTTTTGCAAAATAGGATTATTATTAGTAAATCCCTTAGTAATGATAAATTTATATGCCAAATAGGCATTCAATAAGGCCATAAATCCGTCATTGGGAGTTCCGCCCTTGACATAATGGATTTGAGGATCCGCCCCCATTCGAGAAATAGAGGGCTTAATTTCCATACTACAACAATGATCAATTAACCAAGCAATTTTTTCATAGTCTCCAAAAGGAAACTTAATCATCCCATTCTTTAATTGTTCATATAATTCTCCAATATAATAATCTCTTTCAAAGACTAATTCTTTGGGAAAAGCATCTATACTATATTTGATATGATTATTGACTTTTGGATGAGCACGAGAGACAATATATTTGTCCCCATAAATTTGATGTAACGTTTGAGAAAAATCATTAGAATATCCAATATCACCAATCGCTAAATTCACACCATATTGTCTAATAATTTGTTCAATCAGACCCTTTTTGCTTTCCGGATCGTTTCTTTTAAATTTAGTGGCAAATTCAATATGTAATAATCCTGGGCCTTTAGCCGATAACACCACTGCTGTACTATAGGATTGACCTTTAGATTTAGAATTTTCAATATCGGCTAATTGTTCTACGTCTGCTCTAGCACCATAATCGATACCTAAGACTACGATTTGTTGATCGGTACCATTTCGAGAAGGAGCAATACGAGCACTAAATTTACGGTCATCTCCACATTTCTCTTTAATTTCTTCTGGAGTAATGGGACTAGAATCTCCTTGAAAGAATTCTCCCATAACTTCGTTCATGAAGACACGTTCAGTATTAATAGGATGATTCCCCGGCATTTCATTATCCATATCTTCTCGACTAAACATAGGCATGTATAATTGATTGATATGGAACCCAACCATTTTGCAATCCGGATCATCTGGGTCTCGTAAGGCAGTCCATTTACCTCTTTCTGCCGCTTCTAATTTATTTTGCTCATGACCACAATGTGGGCATTTAACCATAAATCCATAAATCCAAATATTCTTCCAATCATCTGATCCAGGAGTATATAGAGGAAAATATTCTTTACATTTTCCACATCCTAAATAATAATATTGTTGAGAAGAAGTTTGCCACATTTTATGGAAATCAGAGCCTTTTCTTCTAGGAGTTCCAAAATAAACTTGAACTCCTTTAGACGGTTTACCATATTTGGCTGTCGTTAAAGTTTTAAGAGAATTTCCAATGGCAATACTAGTAGTTTTCTGGCAATTATGAACTATCGGACCACCTTGATGCTTTCCATTTTTATTTGGCGCCAAAATAAAATTATGATTATCTTCTACTTCAATATCATAGACTGTTTTTGTCTCATTCGAATATTCAATGCTATCTAAAACTAACCAACTAACTTTTTTATAAGTATCATCGTAGCTTTTAATTAATGTTCCAATAGGAATATCTTTTATTTCTTTCCAGCCAAATTCAGTCAGAAACCGATGATTATCAGTACATGAAATTTTTCTTCCACTTAATTTAATATTAACTAATTTTTTATCTCCACGATTAAAGACATTAACAATTTTTTTGTATTCAAAATTTTCATTTTCTAAATTAAAAGTTAAAACTAATGGAACATTTTGATTATTGGTAAATAAATCATATAATTGACCAATAGATTTTTTACCTTGATTAGTTGCTATTTTTTGATTATACGGAAAACATTCATCAAAGAAGATAATATCCGCACTGCGTCCCATTACTCTATCACCATCTAAACCCACAGACTCAATCCATAAATGATTACCACCTACAAATTGCTTAAAATGTAACGAATCATTAGTGGAAGTAGATTGATCCAATAACGATTGCATATAAGCTTTGGGCTTTAATGACTTATTATTGGGATCTGATGGTAATGGGACCGAAGAAGAAATAATTTGATTTAATTTGGTTTTAGAGTAGGCTGCCGCTAATTCTAATTGGGGAAAGGCATGAATAATTCGAACCGGAGGCTTGCTGCCGGTGCCAAAAATGCCGGAGCCCATGAAGTACATTTCTAGGGCGGAGGCCATGGTGGTGGCGCCCACTTGTCTACCTTTCACGATAATGATCGGCTTCGAATTTGGCTCCAACGCCTTAATCCCAATATACCGATAAATCTCCGCAAAGGGTCGATATCCATTCCCTCGCAATCTAAAAGGCTTGCCATCTAATGTCAGGTTAGATTCCACAAAGACTACCGGATCTAACATCATCAATTGATTCTTTAATTTTAAAAATAAACTATCATCGGCCATAAATATTCACAAAATCAACTTCCCAAATAGATATAACTTTATAGCCATGTTTTTTAAACTCTACTTCTTTAGCTAAAGTTTGTTGATATAATTGACCAAAACTACATTTAGTATGATTATTAATTTTATCCGGACAAAATTTACTAGGATTACCATGCCAATAATCACCATTGAACTCGTAAATAGTTTTAGTCATTGGATCATATCCATCGACATAATATGACTTGCTTAAGTTAATTTTATAATTTCTAAATTTTGGGTCGATGCTCATTAAATCTAACCATCGAGTTTCGTTTTTGGATACTTTATTAATGCATTTAGCACAGCCTTTGCCGGCCAAATGATCATGCATCGTCTGCCAAAACGGCCCATGGATTTTGCAAATTATTTCTACTTTTTGGCGAGTCGAAAGAAATTGCATCTTAGAATAATCATATCGATCTTGATGCACTAAGAAACACTGAGATAATATCTCTTCACTAGTTTTTCGAATTGATTTTAATCTTACTTCTTGGGCACACTTATTACATCCATACCGTAAATGTGCTTTTGGTTTTTGAGTAAAAAATCCGTGAATAGGACACTTGATAACGACTGGAATATGTTGAGTAATATAATCCACTTGTTGATAATCATAAAAATGACGATGTTTTTTATTGCTTTTAGCAATAAATTCTGCCGTGTTGGATTTTGGCTTGCCCATGTTACATTTTGGCGGGATTTAATCCAAAAAATGCATCAGTATTAGCCGGATCAATCTCTGAATTAGAACTATTATCATGAGAGCCCAAATTAGTATAATTCATATAATTATCAGGATTACTCTTCTTAGCTTCTAAATTAAGACGACTCACTAATCTAATTAATTTCTCATCTTCCCAATCGGCACCATCGGAACAATCAGCTTGATGAATAGATCTAATTTTATCTAAAATAGCCGGTACAGGTAAATTTCCCTTGGTATCACGAATATAATTTTGAATAGTATTCATGATCGTCGGATACTTTTTAATTACTATTGGTGTATCATCAGTATT